AGTACGAGCGTGAGTTTGACGAAGACAAGAAGGCGTTCCGCGCGGCTCCCAAGCATAACTGGTGCAGCCATCCCGCAGATGCATTTCGTATGCTGGCTGTTGCTTGGCGGGGCGAAGCGCCCCCGAAGGTTATGGCGAGTGAGCGTCCACTTATCGTGGGCAAAGGTAACACGGCAACGCTTAACGATATGTGGGCGTCGCAGAAAACAAAGAGAAGGGCTAGACTATGAGCGGCGTAAACAACCCATATCGGTATTTTTATGAGCATGTTGCGGTATCCCAGACCGCGCAGGTTCTTGGCCCAACGGGCGCAGTAGGCGACTACCTGCATCGCCTGATCTGCACGGTCACGACTGGCGCGACGGGCAATGTCGTGATTGTCGATGGCACAGGCGCGGGCGTTCTCACGCATACTGTCCTTCCGGCCAGCGCGTCTGTTGTCCCCGGCGTGTACAACATTGAATTCAATGCCGTGTCGGCCAATGGCGCGTGGAAAGTCACCACGGGCGCTGGCGTAGAAGTCATGGCTGTCGGCATCTTCACATAATTCATAATCAAAGGAACATCACATGGCTATCGACCCACAGAGAATGGCTGCAATCATGCAGCGTATGCAGTTGGCCCGTCAGGGCGGAGCCGGTGGCCCGCCGCCGGGTATGGTCCCGCAGGGCGGTCCCCGGCCCGGTATGCCTCCGCAGGGCGGCCCGCCTCCCGGCGCTGGCGGTCCTCCGCCCGGCATCCCCATGCAGATTCAGGGCGTGATGACGCCTCAGCCGCAGGGCGGTCCGCCTCCGGGCGGTCCAATGGGCGGTCCCCCGATGGGCGGCCCCGGTGGTCCGCCTCCCGGCATGGCTCCGCGTCCCATGATGCCTCCGGGCGGTATGCCGCCGCGTTAATACGTCATTAAGGAATTAGACGATGGCATTGGAAAAAGTCGATTCGACTGTCAATAAGCTCTTGGGCAGCGTCCATGCGTACAATGGCGAGTACAAGAAGTGGGAAGCGCGGACTACAAAGATTCTTCGTCGCTACCGGGATGACCAAGGTACTGGCACCGGCATGGCGAACGAAGCCGCGCGTTTCAACATCCTTTGGTCCAATGTCCAGACCCTAATTCCGGCTGTGTATGCCAAGCTGCCCAAGGCCGACGTGTCGCGTCGCTTTGGTGATAACGATCCCGTTGGCCGCGTTGCGTCTTTGCTGATTGAGCGGGCGCTTGATTACGAAATTGAGCATTATCCTGATTTTCGTTCAGCCATGCGTTATGCCGTGGAAGATCGGTTCCTCGGCGGGCGCGGCGTGTCGTGGGTGCGCTATGACCCGCATATCAAACAGCAGGACGTACCCGAAGATGGCTACCAAATCACCGAAGACATTGAAGAAGGCGAGTCCAAAGAAGCCGAAGGCGACATCCACAATCAAACCGCCGGAAACGATGGCCCCCCTGAAGAAATCGACTATGAGTGCGCCCCCACCGACTACGTTCACTGGCGTGATTTCGGCCATTCTTGCGCTCGTACTTGGGAAGAAGTAACGCAGGTCTGGCGCTGGGTTTATATGTCCAAGGATGCGTTTACGGAACGCTTTGGCAAGAAACTGGCAAAAAAGATCTCGTTTAACAGCAGCCCGGACGGTCTGACCAAGTATGGCCAGAAAGAAAAGACCAACGACAAGGCCAAAGTTTGCGAACTGTGGGACAAGGAAACCGCTAAGGTTTACTGGTTCATGGAGAACTATGCGGAGCTTCTGGACGAGCGGGACGACCCGCTTGAACTGGAATGCTTCTTTCCATGCGCCAAGCCGCTGTATGCCACGACCACCAGCGATAGCCTCATCCCAGTGCCGGACTTTATCCTGTATCAGGATCAGGCCAACGAACTAGACATCCTGACTGACCGCATTGATGGTCTGGTCAAATCCCTGCGCGTCCGTGGTGTGTATGATGCTTCTCAACCAGCACTGCAGCGTTTGTTGACAGAAGGTGACAACAACACGTTGATCCCTGTCGATAAATGGATGGCCTTCTCTGAGAAGGGTGGGTTGAAGGGTTCTATCGACCTTCTCCCCATTGAGACATTGGCCTCCGCGCTTATCAATTGCTATCAGGCACAAGCCAACATCAAAGGGCAGATTTATGAAATCACGGGTATTTCAGACATTCTGCGCGGTGCTGGTGCGGCTTCTGAATCGGCGACGGCCCAGCAGCTCAAGGGACAATATGCTGGCTTGCGACTGCGAGCTATGCAGGAGAGCGTTGCACTCTTTGCGAGCGAACTACTTCGACTGAAGGCGCAGATTATCTGCACCAAGTTCCAGCCTGAAACTATCCTTCATCTAGCTGCGGCTGACCAAATGTCGCCTGCCGATCAGCAGATGATCCCCCAAGCCTTGCAACTGATGAAGGATAGCCCACTTCGTTCGTTCCGCATTCAGGTCGCCGCCGACAGTCTGGTTCAGCTTGACGAAAACCAGAACAAGCAAGACCGCATGGAATTTATGAATGCGTTCAGCAACTTCCTGCGTGAAGCTGTGCCAGCCGGTCAGGCATCGCCTGAAATGGTGCCAATGCTGATGGACATGATGAAGTTTGGCCTCGGCGGATTTAAACAGGGCGCTGTTATGGAAGGTGCCATTGATGCCGCATTGCAGAACATGATTGAAGCCAATGCCAAGAAAGCTCAGAACCCGCAGCCCAGCGCGGAAGACAAGAAGCTACAGGCTGACCAGCAAGCCACGCAAATGAAGGTCCAAGCCGATACCCAGTCTCAGCAAGCCCGTGCACAGGCTGACATGCAGATTGAGCAGATGAAGCTGCAGATGGAGTCTCAGCTTGAAAGCCAGCGTCAGCAGCACGACGCCCAGCTTAAGATGCAGGAACTGGCTGCCAAAGAGCAGTTTGACCGTTGGCGCACAGAACTTGAAGCTGCTACCAAAATCATGGTCGCCCGCATCGCCGCCAACCCCGGCATGGACCTACCCATGATTGAGGCTCAACAGGCGGCCACGCAGACCATCACCGAAGATTTGGGCCACAACGTCCGCATGGCGATGGACCAGATGACAAACGCTCACAACAACATGGCCAACATGCACGGGGAAGCCATGAATAAGCTGCACGATGTCCTTCAGGCCGCCAATGCGCCCAAACGGATCGTGCGCGGCCCTGATGGTAGGGCGCTTGGCGTTGAGCCTGTACCGACTGCACCGCAGGGAATGATCCAGTGATTACGACGACCAAGGGCAATATGGACGAAGCGTTGCTTGAAAAGCGCGAAGGCCAGTTTGAAGACGACAATGAATCAACCACATGGGTTGAATATTGGGATGGCGATGAAATGGTACACCGTTCGGTCCATGTCCATCTCAAGCAACCCATGATTTCCGTAACTGAAATTGGAGGCTTTTCGTGAGCAACACTCAGGCAATGTGTACGTCCTTTAAGGGCGAAATTCTGTCGGGCATCCACGCCCTTGGTACGACTGTAGTGCGGGCCGCGACTACGGCGGACACGCTTAAAGCGGCCCTGTATCTGGCTTCTGCCAGCATTGGCGCTGGCACCACGGCTTATAGCGTGACCGGCGAAGTGTCTGGGGCGGGCTACTCGGCGGGCGGCGTTGCTGTCACAAATGCCACGGCCCCCACGACTAGCGGCACAACGGGCTATTGGACGCCTTCGGCCAGCCTGACTTACACGACTGTCACGCTGACCACAGCTTTTGATTGCGTCCTGATCTACAACTCAACCCAGAGCAACAAGGCCATTTCGGCCCATACCTTTGGCTCGCAGACCGTGACAGCCGGGACATTCACGCTGACCATGCCGACCAGTGACGCGACCAATGCTCTTATCCGCATTGCCTAATGGCGGCGCAGGGTCCGTGGGACACAGGCACTTGGGATACAGCCCTTTGGGATAGTCTCCCAATTACGGGTAATGCTGCCACGGGGTCACCGGGCAGCGTTGGCGTAGGTGAACGTACTGTTGCCCTGACGGGCGTACAGGCCGCTGGAGCGGCGGGAACCGTCAGCGAGTCAGATGCTGACCCGTTAACCGGAAATGCCGCCACAGGTGCCGTGGGGACCGCTGGCCCGGTCAATACGATTGCCCTGACAGGCGTACAAGCCACGGGGGCGGTGGGGACCGTCTCAGAAACAGACGCGGACCCGCTAGTCGGCAACGCCGCCACGGGCCAAGTGGGGACTGTAGGCTTTGGCGGCGTCACGGTTGCCCTGACTGGTGCGGAAGCTACGGGCACGGCGGGCAACGTAATTTACGTCCCAGCCCCGATTATCATTGTTGATGACACCCATGACGGCGATTACCACAAGAAACTACAGAAGCGGTTTGATGAGGAAAAACAACGGCTTGAGCAGAGGCGCAAAGACATCATTGCGGCCTATGAGCGTATTGTTGAAGGTAAGCCTGACCTAGCCAAAGAACTTACGGTTGAATTTGAAGTAATCGACAAGCAAAACGACAATAAAGATCAAGCATTTGTCAGCAACATTGATTTTGATAAACTTATCAATGACTTGGCAAGTGCTGAACGGCTTTGGAACGAATATTTAGAAATGGAAGATGAAGATTTGATGGTGCTTTTATGAGCAGATACCGCGCTGTATATGACCGAAAAGGCTTACTGGCTGAGTATCAAGATGACGAGCTAGTATGGGTTCGTGAAGAACTCGACAAGCATACAAAGTCTGGACACCAGATTATGCTTGACATTCAACCCTATAAGAGCATGGTTGACGGAAGTATGATTACTTCGCGTTCCAAGCATAGAGAACATTTACGCCAGCATAACTGCATTGAGATCGGAAACGAGACAATGCAGAACACCCCGCCGCCGATACCGACCAATCGCCGCGAGATGTTACACAGGCGTTTGGGGGATATGAGTGACCGTCAGGCTAATCAGATACTTGCACAACTAAGGAGACGATGAACTTGGACACCCAAGATCAGATCATTCCAGAAGACGACGACAAGGGCGTAGATCGTAAAGAACTGCTTGCCCAGCAATTTGACGACATCGAAACCGACCAGCCAGAATCCAAAGAACCAGCCCCCCGAGCTCCTAATGGCAAGTTTGTGGCCAAGGATGCAGCGGAAGACGCCCCGGCGGTTGAAGAACCCGTCTGGAAGCGCCCGCCTTCCTCTTGGAAGCGCGATTACCACGAAGTCTGGCAGACCGCCGATCCCCGCTTGCAGGAATACGCCTACAAGCGCGAGGAAGAAATGCGGGCTGGTATTGAGCCTTTGCGCTCGAAAGCCCAGTTTGCCGACCAGATGAACGAGGCTATTCAGCCTTATATGAACACCATTCAGGGCCTTGGCATTGACGCTCCCCGCGCCGTGAAGGCGCTCATGGAAGCTGACCATGTGCTTCGCAATGCCCCGCCGGATCAAAAGCGGGCCTATCTGGCCAATCTGGCCCAGTCCTATGGCATCAATTTGGGTGAAGTCGATCCGTACCAGCAGGCTGGCCCGGTTGACCCCAATTATTACGCCCTGCAGAACGAGTTAAACAGCGTTCGCGGGGAAATCAGTAATTTCAAACAGCAGCAGGAAATGGCGGAAAACCAGTCTCTGCTGGGCGAAATTAATAGCTTTGCCAGTAAGGCAGAGTATTTTGAAGAAGTGCGTCCAGACATGATTAAGCTCCTACAGAGCGGCGTGGCTGGTACGTTAGAAGAAGCCTATGAAAAGGCTATTCGCCTTAACGACGACGTTTTCACACAGACACAGCAACGCTCACAGGCAGAAGCTGCGGCTCAGAAATCATCGTCGGCCAATCGGGCTGCGAAAGCAGCTAAGGCGGCAGCGGTTAGTGTCAAAAGTTCCACACCCGGCACCAAGACTACGACCAAAGCGCAAGATAGACGCTCTATGCTGTTGGAACAATTCGACAGTGTGAACGAGCGTTTTTGATAAACTTGAAAGGACTACCCAATGGCTTTCGCCAATAGTTCGATCAGTGACATCATTGCGACCAATATTCAGAGCCGCAGCGGTGAACTGGCCGACAACGTGACCAACAATAACGCGCTCCTTCGTCGTTTGAAGGACCGTGGCAATGTGAAGACCTTCAGCGGCGGTAACGTCATTCTGCAGGAAATCATGTACAATGACAGCACCACGAACAACACCAATAGCTATTCTGGCTATGAAGTGCTGAACGTGTCCCAGAACAGCCCCATTTCGGCTGCTCAGTTCTCGATCACTCAGTATGCCTCGGCGATCACCATCTCCGGTCTGGAAATGATCCAGAACTCCGGTAAGGAAGCGATCATCGACCTGCTGGATGGCCGTATGAACGTTGCGGAAGCCCAGTTGGCTAACCGCATTTCGGGCGACCTGTATCTGGACGGCACTGGCAACAGCGGCAAGAACATCACCGGCCTCGGCGCTGCTGTTCCTGACGCGCCTAGCTCGGGCACCTACGGCGGCATCAACCGCGCGTCGTTCTCGTTCTGGCAGTCTGTTGCCTATTCTGGCGTGACCAACGGCGGTTCGGCTGTTACTGCCTCGAACATCCAGCAGTACATGGATGCTCTGGCCGTGCAGCTTATCCGTGGTACGGACAAGCCTGACCTGATCGTTGCCGACAACAACTACTATCGCCTGTACCTGCAGTCGTTGCAGTCCATCCAGCGCATCTCGGACTCCGGTTCGTCGATGGCTGGCGCTGGCTTTGCCTCGCTGAAGTACTATGGCGCTGGTATGGCGTCGGATGTTGTGCTTGACGGTGGTATCGGCGCTGCCGCTACCGCTAACCATATGTTCTTCCTGAACACCAAGTATCTGATGTTCCGGCCTCATGTGGACCGCAACTTTGTTCCGATTGGTGGCGAACGCCAGTCGGTCAATCAGGACGCTATCGTGAAGCTGATCGGCTGGGCGGGCAATCTGACCTGCTCCGGTTCGCAGTTTCAGGGTGTCCTCATCGCTTAAAGGAAACACAACATGGCCTATTCATTCACTGAAAATCGCGCTGGAATGCTCCAGATTGCGAACACCGACGCGGGCGTCACGATGGCGAATGGCACGTCTGCCATTCCCACGCCGCCTAACACGCTTGGGCAGGTTGTCCGCGCGTTCGACCCGACCTACGGCGAAGGTGAGTTTATCATGCTTGTTGGCGTTGCCAGCACCGTGGTTGGCTCGCTGGTGACCTACAATGCCACGACCTACCAGACCACCCTGTCGGCCAATACGGCCAATCAGGCGACTCCGGTGGCCGTTGCAATGGCGGCCAACACCGCTGGCCTCTTTGGCTGGTATCAGATTGGCGGCCTCGCGGTCATCAAGAAGACCGCCGTTGCGACCAACGCTCAGGTTGCTGTTTACCAGTCCGCTACCGCTGGCCGTATTATGGCCACCGCTGCGTCTGGCAAGCAGGTTCTGGGCGCTCGTTCGGCCAACCTTGCCACTGTTGCCTCGACTGTTTCGACTGTTATCGTGTCGATCAATCGTCCGCATCTGCAGGGTGCCACTGCCTAATGATCGTACCGTCTAACTTAGATGATACGATTCCCGTTGTGTGCAACACGGAGGATCACGAGATTTTCGGCAACATAACTGCTGCCGTTGCTCGTGATCTTCCGTGGTTGCAGCTTTCTGAGCCACATGACGGGGTAGCTGTGATTGTGGGGGGCGGCCCTTCTATGAAGGCCCTGCTCCCCATGATTGCCGGTCACAAGGCTGCTGGACAGGCGGTATTTGCTGTAAATGGCACAATTCCGTCCCTTGCCAGCGTTGATGTGACCCCTGACTACTTTGTGCTTCTGGACGCCAGAGCGCACAATCAGGGCTTTGTTCAGCCCAATAAGAACACCAAGTACCTTATCGCGTCCCAGTGCAGCGATGGCGTCTTTGACAGTTTAAACGGCCACGACGTTACATTGTGGCACCCGGCTTATCCCGGCATTCAGGACTATATTGGGGACCGCCTATGCGCCCTGATTGGCGGCGGGACCACCGTTGGCCTTCAGGCCATGAGCATCGCCTTTTGCATGGGCTACCGGCATATTCACCTGTACGGCTTTGATTCCAGCTATTCCTTGGCTGGCGAAGGCCACGCCTATGCCCAAGCGGCTAACGCTGAAGACCCCCGCGAAGGCTACTGGGTCGGCGGCAAGGAATACATCGCCGCCCCTTGGATGGCCCGTCAGGCTATGGAATTCCAGACCGCCGCCCCGCAGCTTGCTGAAGAGGACACGATCATTCAGGTCCACGGCCACGGGCTTCTTCCCGCAATTGCGAAGGCCATGTCTGAACCGCCGCCGCCCATGTCGGAAGTCCAGAAATACGAGACTATGTGGAATACCCCGCTGTATCGGGAAGTCTCTCCCGGCGAGTCATTTGCGCCACATTTCATCCAGACGGCTGATCCCAAGCTAACGGATGTCATTGTGGACTTCGGTTGCGGCACTGGCCGGGGCGGCAAGAAGATTGCCGAATTGACCCGCTGTGAAGTGCAACTCGTTGATTTTGCTGACAATTGTCGCGATGAAGGCAATGACCTGCCTTTTACCGTAGCCGACCTGACCAAGCCCATCGGCATCAGTGGCAATATTGGCTACTGCACGGACGTTATGGAGCATATTCCCCCGGAGGATGTGCCTGACGTTATTAGAAATATTATGGATTGCGTCGATAGTTGCTATTTCAAAATAGCCCTATTTGACGATAGTATGGGAAAGTTGATCGGTCACCCGCTTCATCTGTCCGTTTTCCCTAGCGTGTGGTGGCAAGACAAATTCTCGGCTTATGACATCAAGTACCAACATACGGATCAAGGCGTGACCTGTCCGTATGCCACGTTGTACGTTCAAAACCCTAAATAAAGGATCAAAATATGCCCATTCCTTCACGAGTACTGGCCTCCGGTAACTCGCCGCTGGCAACCATTTCCATCTGCGGCGACGGCGCGACTGCCCTGACTGCTACCGGCTCTACGCAGGCCACCGCCCTGCAGCTTTCGGCTGTTGTCAACGCTATCGGCACCACTGCCGCCAGCACTGGCGTCAAGCTGCCCCCGTGCGAAGCTGGTGCCATTGTGTACGTCTATAATGGCGGCGCTTCGACCCTGCAGATCTACACCAACGAAACGTCTGGCGTGACCATGAATGCGGCAGTTGCCGGTTCTACTGGCGTTGCGCTTGGCACGACCAAGACTGCTATTTGCATTGGCACTTCCGCCACCACTTGGGCCGTTACTGCGGCTCTGTCTTCAACGTAAGGAGTAATTTATGCCGTTGGATAGCGATATCTCCAATGCCGATTCTCACCTGCATGTAGAATTCTATGTGTTTGACAAGGCCCCCTACAAGGATACGCCTTTTGTGAGGATTATGGTGCCGGGTGATAAGACTAACATCATTGAGCAGCCCGCCCGCGAACACCACAAGGAGCGGTTTATTCGTCAGTGGCTTCACTTCCAGTCCCAGAACAGCAACGGCCAGATTATCGGCACCGCGTTGGATCAGTGGAACAAGGACAAGCCTGAAGATTTCAATGAACACCAAATGGCTGAATTGCAGATTTTGAAGTTTCAGACCGTCGAGCAGGTTGCGACGGCCACGGACGCCCAGTTGCAGCGTATTGGCATGGGTGCCGCTGGCCTTCGGGAACGCGCACGGGGTTATCTGACGCAGAAAAATCAGTCTGAAAGCAGTTCCGAATTGGCTAAGACCCGCAGCGAGTTGGACGAGTTGAAGGCCCAGATGGCTTCTCTCATGGCCCAGCGCAAGCCGGGTCGGCCAAGGAAAGAGGATGTAGATGTCCAGTACGACGATGCTTCAGTTGGTGCAACAGGTCACCAATGAACTAGGCGTTCCAACACCGACAACGGTTGCGGGTAATACGAACCAAGACGTTACGCAGATTCTGGCGCTTATGAACGCCAGCGGATACGAACTTCTGCGTAAGGCTGATTGGCGCGAACTTACCACGGCATACAGCTTCTTTACGTCCTATACGACCACGACGGGTACATACACGACCAGCGCCCTGACCATCACCGGCATCCCGTCCACTGCCGGGTTGGACACCACCTACATGGTGGTAGGCACAGGCATCCCCAACGCCACATTCGTGACAAGCGTGGATTCTGCCACACAGGTCACGCTTTCCAACTACTCGACTAGCAACGTGACTGGCGGGACCATTTATTTTCAGAAGGTCAAGTACGCCCTGCCGTCTGACTACGACAGCATCGTGCCAAGGACGCAGTGGGACAAGTCAAAACACTGGGAAATGCTAGGCCCGGAAAGCGCCCAGCAGTGGGAATGGCTTCTGAGCGGTTTTATCAGCACTGGCCCGCGTATCCGTTGGCGGTTGTTTGGCAACTATTTTCAAATCTGGCCCGGTTACTCGGCTAATGAAAACCTTGGCTTTGAGTACCGCAGCAAAGGCTGGGCGCTGTCTGCCGCTGGCGTGGTCAAAAACAGCTTTACGGTTGATACCGACACCTGCATTTACCCAGACCGTTTAATGGTCCTGTCCACAAAGCTGAAGTATTTCCAAGCCAAGGGCTTCGACACGACGGCCATTTACAGGGATTACCTGACTGAATTTGAGACTTCTGTGGCGCAGGACACGTCGGCGGCCAATCTGTCGTTTGCTCCGCGTCCCGGCTCAGTGCTGATTGGCTGGGACAATATACCGGATAGTGGATATGGGAATTAGTCCACGCTCTTTGGTTCAAGGTAACGCGGCTAAAGTTCAGTCGCTGCCCGCCCCGTTGGGCGGCTGGAACGCGCGTGACAGCCTTGCCAACATGGACCCGGCTGATGCCGTGACTATGGTCAATATGTTCCCCACGGTCAGCAATCTGACTATGCGGGGCGGCTACACTAAATACGCCACTGGCCTTGATGGCAAAGTCCAGACGCTGATGGTTTACAATAATGGCAATACTTCCAAGATGTTTGCCGCCACCAGCACGGGCAAGATTTACAATGTGACCACTGCGGGCGCGGTCGGGGCGGCTGAAGTTTCCGGTAAGACCAACGGCATTTGGGAATACATTAATATTACTACGGCTGGCGGTCATTATTTGATGTGCGTCAACGGCGTGGACAAGCCGTTGCTGTACGATGGCACGAATTGGACGCCCTTGGATGGCAGTTCGACCCCGGCCATTACCGGCGTCACAACGACTAACCTTTGCAATATCACCCTGTTCAAGAACCGCATTTGGTTCATTGAGCAGTACACCCTAAAGGCTTGGTATCTGCCGACTAGCTCTATTGGCGGGGCGGCTCAATATATTGACATGAGTTCGCTTTGCCGGTTTGGCGGTCATTTGGTCGATCTGGACACTTGGACGCTAGACGCCGGGTATGGCGTTGACGACAATCTAGCGTTCATCACCAGCATAGGCGAAACCATCGTTTATCGCGGTACGGACCCCGCCAGCGCGGCCACATGGGCCTTGATTGGCGTCTGGAAGCTAGGTTCGCCTATTGGCACCCGGTCCATGCTCAAGTGGGGCGGCGACCTGTTGATCCTGACTTATGACGGCCTAATGCCTATGGCCGCGTCCCTGCAATCCAGCCGCCTAGACCCCCGTGTGGCCCTGTCAGACAAGATACAGGGCGCTATTACTCAAGCCACGACCCAGTACGGCGGCGACCATGCGGCTATTGGCTGGCAGATCGTTTATACGGCCAAATACAATGCCGTTTGGATCAACATTCCTGTCGGAGACGGCCAGCAGGAACAGTATGTGATGAACACCATCACAAAGTCTTGGTGCCAATTTATGGGTTGGGCGGCCTATTGCTGGGAAATCTATGGCGATGACCCGTATTTTGGCTCAGATGGCTATGTCGGCCATTCTTGGGACGACAGCTATACTGATGACACCAGCAACATAACGACCACGACGCAGCAAGCGTTCAATTACTTTGGCGAGCGTGGCGTCAAGAAGTACTTTACCCGCGCCCACCCGGCCATTTTTACCAATGGCGATCCGGTCCTTGGCGTGGGCATGAACGTAGATTTCAATACGTCCGACACCACGGCCCCGGTGACCTTTACCGGGTCGGCTTATGGCGTCTGGGACGCGGCGACAAGCACTTGGGATACGGCTCTGTGGGGCGCTGATTTAGCGATCCAGAACACATGGCTGGGCGTTACTGGCATAGGCTACTGCGGCGGCCTTCAGATGAAGACGGCCAGCAGTGGCTTGCAAATTCAATGGGCTTCGACAGATGTGGTGTATCAGACCGGATGGGCGGGCGTATAGTTAGCGGGCCTGAAGTGGGCCACTGGGTAGCAGGTAAAATGAACGGTTCGTTTAGCAGCGCGACGGGAACGGCTATTGGTCTTGAAAGGGACGGAAGCCTTGTTGCTGGCGTGATGTATGAGAACTTCAACATGCAGTCCATTACCGCCCATATGGCTATTACGGGGCGGCTAACACGGTCATTTCTTGGCGCAATATTTCGCTATGCTTTTGAGAAATGCGGCGTTCATAAAGTTATCTTGCCGATCAGCAGTGGCAATGTCAAAAGTAACAAATTCGCTAAAAAGTTGGGTTTTATTGAAGAAGCCCGCATCCGTGACGCTGCCCCTGATGGGGATATTATCATTTACAGCCTCGCTAAAAGCGAGTGCCGGTATCTTGGCAAGGAATACGCATAATGGGCAAACCATCAGCACCCCCAGCACCAGATTACGCCGCTGCCGCAACAGCGCAGGGCGTTGCCAACCAGAAGGCTGGTCAGCAGACCGCTGTTCTAAATAACCCAAATATTATAAGCCCTTATGGCAACCAGACGGTCAGCTATGATTTGGCGGGCGGGTATGACGGCACACCACAGCCGACAATTACCCAGACCCTGACGCCAGAAGCCCAAGCCACGCTAACTGCCCAGCAAGCCACGCAGCGTAGGCTTGCCGATCTTGGCACACAGGCGGCTGATACAGCGTCAAACGTCATGGGAACGCCATTTAATTACAACGGCCCCCAAATCCAGACTTCTTTGGGCCAGAATATGCCGGTCAACTACGGCCCTGCTATGGGCCAGTATGGCACGGCTGGCGGCATAAATGCCGGTCAATACGGCAATCTCAAAAGCAGTGCGGATATGTCTGGCGTTGCTGCCATGCCGGTTAATGCAGGCATGACAGGCCAGCAAGCCATTATGAACCGCCTTCAGCCCCAACTTGCTCAGCAGTCTGCGGCTACTGCCCAGCAGCTTGCCAATCAGGGCATCACGCCGGGGTCTGAGGCGTGGAATAACGCCATGCGCGAGCAGCAGCAGGGCCAGAATGATCTTCTCAGTCAGGCCGCCTTGCAGGGCATTGGCCTTGATATGAGCGCCAACCAGCAGGGCTACGGTCAGGCTATGGGTCAGGCGGGGCTATACAACACGGCTATGGGTCAGGGCTATGGTCAAGCACTAGGCGCTCAAGACCAAGCTAACGCCGCTATGGCCCAGAACTACGGCCAATCTGGCACTTCGGCTGGGCTGTATAATCAGGCTGCTGCCCAGCAGTTTAACCAGAACCTTGGCGCTGCCCAGTTTGGCAATACGGCTGCACAACAGGCTTACCAGCAACAGCTTGCCCAGTATAATCAGCCCCTTAACCAAATTGCCGCGCTTATGGGCGGTTCCCAGATACAGGCCCCGCAGTTCCAGCAGTACAGCGGCGGCGGTCAGATCGGCGCGGCCCCTGTGGCTCAGGCGGCGACCAATCAGGGAAATTATCAGACGGCGGCGTACAATGCCCAGATGGGGGCGTTGGGCGGGCTGTATAGTGGTATTGGAAGCCTTGGCGGCGGCGCGTTGGCAAAGTATTCAGACATCCGCCTCAAGTCCAACATTGTCAAAGTTGGCGATCATCCCAAGGGCTTTGGCATCTACGAATACGACATCTTCGGACGCCGGGAGCGCGGTGTTATGGCGCAAGAAGTTGAAAAGATCATTCCTGAAGCTGTTCTGGAGCATCCAGACGGCTACAAGATGGTCAACTACGGAGCATTGTGATGGTAGGATACACCCTTGGCGACATCGGAAATGCCCCCGGACAGGCTTATGACTGGGCTAAGAGGCAGTTTATCAGCCTGACTAAGCCCAGCGAGGACGACGGCGACTATACCAGCCGCCTTGCGTCAATCGCTCGCCAGCAGAAGCTGGCTGAAGCCCTGTCCCAGATGGGCAATCAGGAGCAGGCCGTTTATACGGCTGGCGGCATTACCGCGCCTATGTCCCCGATGGGGGCGCTGGCTCGCGGGCTGACCAGCTTTGGCGGGTCTTATCTGGCTGGCAAGGCGTCTGCTGATGAGGCGGCGGCAAAGAAGGCTGGAACTGAACAGCTTGCAAGTGCCGTTTCTCAGTTTGGAATGCCTTACAAAACAACGGATCAAACCGCACCCGCAGAAGATGTGGGGGGCGAACCTATTCAGAAATATACGTTAAAAACCCCTAGTAGCGAAGAACAGATGGGCGAAGCAGTTCGCATTGGGCTAAGTGGCTTACCGGGTGCTGAAGCTATTGGCTCTAACTTGCTTAGTACCGTTTCAAAACAACGGTCTGCTGATATACAAAACGCTAAACTTCTTGCCCCATATGCTGGACAGATGTCAACTTTGACGCCTGAAATGCAAGCGTTGGCTAAAGCCGATCCCGCAGCGTTCATTAAAACTATGGCTGATATATCTATCAAAAAGACAGAGCCAGCAAAACAACCAGAAGGCGAAGATAAGTACGTTGATAATTATCTTAAAGAACATCCCGATATGCCAGTGGGCAAAGCGGAATTAGCGGCTCGGCGTGAATGGGCCGTGGCGGGTCACGTTGCAGACGCCAGCGCCGGATGGCAAGTTGCCGTTGATCCGACAAATAACAAAACATATAGATTTAATATGAGAACAGGCCAAGCGCTTGATTTTCAAAACCAACCGTATACGCCCGGCGGGTACGCAAGAATAGCAACTAATAATCCACGCGGCGCAATGAATATTCACATGGCGGATTGGAATAAAGAACATCCCAACGCTAAAGAAGCAGAAAAAACTGCTGAAATGAACAAATTTGTTAGCGATCAAGCTGAAGCTAGGGTGCTTGGCGGCCTTGGCGGTAAAGTGGGGGCTGCGTCTGGTGGTCTTGATATTATGTTGGACAATGCAAATGACACTTATGATAAACTAGCTAACAGTAGAAGTGGATTTGTACCGTTTAACAAATTACAATCTATGTGGAATACAAACGTACTTTCTGACCCGCTTCAATCAGATGCCTATGCGGCAGATGTTGGTGCCATTAATAAATGGGCAACAGCAATTGGTGGGGCCAGTGGTCTTACTATACATAATCAGCAAATGGGCGAAAAAATGCTTAGCCAAGCGCAAAGCCTTGGCGCACATCAGGCTGTTATTGAA